AGGAGGTGAAATAGTATGAGTAAAATCTGTGAATATGAGTATGACTTTAACCACGAGTTTTTTGGTTGCGATACCTGCTTGCATAATATGAAGTTAGAGCAAAAACGTCACCTAATTGAAGATGCACAGGAGAAACTTGGTGATAAATGGGAAGATTTCAAGGAGTATGTTGATGGCATAGACAACTGGGGTATGAGCGACGTTGAAAGGTATATGAACAGATGACCCAGCCTAACCAGAGTGAGCTAAGAGAACACCTGTCGGACATCCTAACTGGCTGGTTAGGCGGTCCTGAATATAATGGCTTCGCTACATCGCCCGATTGGGGTGATTTGAACACAGAGATCATTGACTACATCACCGCCAACTACACCCTCACAAGTGAAGTGGCCGAGCGAGAGCAAGAAGCCTATAAGCGTGGCTACATCGACGGCGGTATCGCTGAACTAACTAAAGATGTAACTTAACAATCCATAGAGCGTAGTAGTGCTGGACATCAGTGGGTCTATAGCCCTGATAAAAGTAAGCTAACGTACGTGAGACTTCAAGCCAGTGGAAAGCTGGCGGTGTCTAGCACCATACGCTCTATGTAACCAATCCACCAAAATAACAGATCAAGAATGTAACCTGTACGAAAACATTATGTAACCAAAGAGGAGGAGCTATGAGCAAAGATACATCATCACCCGACACAGAACATGAGCTATTCGACCTTTGCAAGAAGGTGTATGAGCTGACTGGGTGGGACAATATCACACTAGATTACTACTTACGACTACACAAACCGACCAAACAGATAGTAAAAGTGAGCCGTTTTAGTTATGACGCAGACTCATACCGATACAGAAACAGCCCCGAGACAGCACGATTTAGAGAAGAAAATGAGGTCGTAATTCTCTATACCTCAGACTACCTACTAGAGAAGCTACCACGGTACGAGATAGTTGACAATGGTGTAATGGCGACAGCGAGCTTCTACGACTCTGATAAAGATGCCTGGTACTACGGAGACGATAGGACTGCCCTCAAAGCCCTCCTCAAGCTCGTTATAGCCCTAGAGAAAGCAGGAGTTGAACTATGACATCACCCACCGAGAACACAGAAGAGCTGAAAAAAGCCATTACAAAACTTCTCAGAGATTGTGGCGTATGCAAATGCGGAAGGCATACTGACTCAACAAACTTTGCTTACCACATCTGTATTGAACAGGGCTTGAGGTTCAAGATACTAGAAGAAATCGAAGCCTATACCGACCAAGCAGTCCAGGCCTTCGGAAAGAAGGTGCTGAAAGAACAGGATACAGCCGACAGTATTGAAAGAGAAAACAATACGGGATATGCAGTCATGGTCGTTCCTGTATCAGTTATAACCTCGCTAATGAAGGATAAGGCATGAAACCCACCGCCCGCATCGTCAATACTAAAGACAAAGGACTATGGTTATTTGTGAACAAACCGGATAACACCGACGACCTGAGTGAACATTTCAAAAAGGCCCTCGATGTCGATGACTCGATTGGTTCCGTAGCCTACGCAATCCTACCGGAGGAGGTTGAGGCGATCAGGGACGCTTGCCAGGAGTGGTTGGAGGGGAAACGTAAGGGAGGTAAAACCAAATGACCCAGCCTAACCAGAGTGAGCTCGACAATGTTTGACAGCTACCTAAGTGATCTGGTGAGTGAGGTTGAGCCAGAGGAATAGAAAGTCGTAGTTTCCCGCTTTAGTAACTATGCAGAGCCATAATCACTGTGGTATATTATGAGCATGAATAAAGTAGGTATAACACCTCAAGACTCTAAGGAAACAGCTATCGGTAGACCTACAAAATACACACAAGAGCTAGCTGACGCGATATGTGAACAGCTTGCATTGGGTATATCTATGCGTACCGTCTCAAGGGATGAATCATTACCAGCGATGTCAACTATGTTCAAGTGGCTCAGAGAGAACAAAGAGTTTTCGGAGCAATACGAGAAAGCTAAACAAGAGTCAACTGATGCTATGGCAGAAGATATTCTTGATATAGCTGATAACGGCACTAATGATTGGATTGAGCGCGAGAACAAAAATGGCGGCACTTATGAAGTCGTCAATAATGACGTTATACAGAGGTCACGCCTTCGTGTTGATACCCGCAAATGGCTCATGGCGAAGATGAAGCCAAAGAAGTACGGTGATCATATAGACGTTACGAGCGGTGGAGAAAGGGTAAACCCATACGCAGGGCTTACAATCGATGAACTCAAGAAATTAGCAGGTGAATAACCACATCATGATATATCACAACAAAGAATGTGCTCAATGTGATGCCATTATGACGGCTTTATACAAATGTTTCATGAAATTGGGGATTAAGTAACGTCATGGATGATATAAATGACTAATATACCTACTCAGGTAGCTGAATTGGCTAGACAAGAGCTTGACCGTCGCAGGGCTAGACAAGACCCTGTATTTTTCATTAAGAACTATCTAAAGACCTATGACCCACGCCCCGAGGCAGCGCCTCACCACCTAGACTTTAACCTCTACCCATTCCAGGAACAATACGTTCTAGAGCTAGTTGATGCCATAAGGATAGGTTACGACCTATTTGACGAGAAGTCCCGCGACATGGGTGCATCATGGCTAGCCCTTGCGGTGCGTTTTTGGTTTTGGTGTACTGCCGATAGCTACCAGAGTTTGCTTGGTTCACGCAAAGAAGAATACGTTGACGACGGTACACTAAAGTCATTATTCCCAAAGATTGATTATTTCATCGAGCATATCAAAGACCCACTTCTCTTACCTAAAGGGTTTGACAAAAAGAAGCATCGCACCTATATGAAGCTAGTAAGCCCTGAGACTGGCAATACAATCACAGGTGAGTCTAGCAACAAAAACTTTTCACGCGCTGGGCGCTTTGATGATGTATTGTTTGATGAGCTTGGGTTTTGGCCTGACGCACGTAGCTCATGGACTGCTGCAGGTGACGCGACGAGGTGTCGCCACGCCGTAACTACCCCACCAGATGAACCATCGTATGCTAAGAACCTGCGCTATTCTGGCAAGGTTAAGGTGCGTACATGGCACTGGCGCTTGCACCCCAACAAAGACAATGCGTGGTATGAATACGAAAAAACCCGCCGTACCGAGGAAGAGGTGTTGCACGAGCTAGACATATCGTGGGAATACTCTGGTGTCGGTCGACCCTACCCAGAGGTTAATAATGTTCCTGTTGGTCAGTACGAATACAATCCGCGCATGCCTATCTATATATCTATTGACCTCGGGCTTGACGCTGTTGCCCTTGGGTACTACCAACCCATACCCAACTCAAATAAAATACTCCTGCTAGATGCCTACGAAAGCTATGGACAAATAATAGATTGGTACGCCCCATTCTTCGGCAAGGATATAAACTCAGACTTTGTATACTCACAGGACGATCTCGACTTTATAGATAAGGTTAAGTTATGGGGTAGTTTCGTATTCTATGGCGACCCATCGGGCAAATCTAAACACGTTGAGAGCAACATTAGTCCTTATGAGATACTACGGCATAAGTTTGGTATAAACGTACAAACGAACGACCAAGAGAATACCTGGACGGCTCGGCGCGATGCGGCAAAGCGTACCCTTATGAATCTGCAGATCAACGACACCCCACGCACTAAGTGGTTTATTGAGTGTATCGCCTCGGCTCGCTACCCAAAGAGAGAGGAAGATACCTCGCAATCCGTCACGCCCATCAACAAGCCTGTACACGACTGGACTTCACACCACCGCACCGAGCTAGAGTACTTTAGCGTTAATTATAATTCACAGGGTTCGGGCAACCCTAGCGACTACTACAGCTCTAGCCCAGAGTCACAATCTGCGCCAAGTGCAGCAATAGCTATCAATGGGATAGGCTTTAGTGATAGCCTAGATGCAATATTGAACCGAAATAGTGGGAGTGAAGAATGGTAAACCAAGAGCCGATAATACTAGACAATGCCCGGTTCACGACATTGATTGTCGACCCTACGATTGTTAAGGAAGAGGTCAAGGTACACTGTATCTATTGTGGCCACTGGCTCATGAGCATGAACCGCAAGTTTGCCGTTGCGGCTGACGGTTACCAGCCATTCGGAACGGAAGTACCTTTGAACGTGTTTAGGGTGACAAGGGTGTGTGGTGTTTGCCGTCCGAAGCACTATTACATAATTTATTTCGATGGGGTTGGGGTTGGATTATGATATACTTAACCCAAAGGCCAGAGCTTACTTCTGGCTATTTTATATAGGAAAAATCTGTATATGCAAGACGACTCAATGGCTAGGTATAGGGAAGACACAAAAGTAGATGCACTCGACAATCAAGAGGGTATTGCTGAATCGTATAGCGCATTTGCGCTAGACCTTAGTGACGAAGCTATAACCAGGGTACTCAATGAACGAATTAACGATAGTCGAACATTCTGGGACGATTCATCGTCTTTTAACCTAAAAAGCCGCAGGGAGCGCAACAACCGCTTTGTGACCGGCGATCAGTGGTATGATTCTAGTGTTGTATCAAATGGCTCACCATACACACAGAACGAGATATTTACCGCTGAACAGGTAGTGTCGGCCTATGTTACTGCCCGCCTAGCGGAAGTTGAAGTATATCCATCGCAGGATACACCAGAATCACGACGCCTGGCCTCTAATGTATCGGGGCTATTACGATACCATTCAGAAAACCATAACCTACAGGGTATATTGTGCAATGTGGTGCTTTCGATGCTCAACAACTATGTAGGTATTATTGAACTGGAATGGGACGAAAATTGTGGTACGAATGGCGATATTAAGCCTAGCTTTATTACGCCCCGCAACGCCATCGTGGATAAGCGAGCTGAACAATCAAAAAACCCCGCATTCTTCTCCCGCAATCGACAGAATACCGCCGAAGAGCTTATCGCAATGTTCCCGAAAGCCGCTGCCAAGATTAAGGACAAGGTACAGGACAAGCTGCAGTCACCTATCACCTGGCGCAAAGTTTACGTCACTGTGTATATTGAGGGCAAACCAACCGAAGCGGTTGTCGCTTACTTTGACGATGTAGTGCTAGCTAAAAATAAGACGCCCGACTGGATATATGATGAAGATGTCGAGGGCGCTACCAACTACTTGCCACAGCCAAGCAAACCCATCGTGCCGTTCAACTATATCAACGATGGCTCACACTGGATTGACCGCTATGGCCCTATTGACCAGGTGATACCGCTACAAAAGATGATTAACCGCATCGGTAGGCAAATCCAAAAAGGTATTGCCCATGCCTCGCCAGTCCTGGTGTTTAATCAAAAAGCCCTACCAAAGCCCGCAGCCGATCAGATAAAGGGCGAGCCGTGGGAAAAGATACTCGTTGACGCCCAGGACGTTCGTAGCGCATACGGCGTGATACAGGCCGACCAGATACCCGCGTTTGTAATTAACGAGATACAGCGTCTTGCATCGTCACTACACGAGATCTTTGGAACACCGCCACAGCTCAGGGGTGAGTCGAATAACAACCAGACGGCCACACAAGACCTTATGGCGCGTAACCAGGCACAGGGTCGACAGGACTTACTTGTTAGGGCTGTTGACCGTGGTCTGGATGACTATTTCAATAAGCTATTGCACATGGTTAAGGTCTACTATACCGAAGATCATTACGTGTCGGTATTGGGCGAAGATGGACGCTATGACTTCTTCGCCATCAATCGTGACGATATTGAAGATGGTGTTAAGGTTCGCGTCAAAGCTGGCTCTACCCTCCCTATGGATAAATCACGACTACAGCAAGTTGCTATGGAGTTGGCCGGTATGGGTAAAATATCCCTACTATCCCTCTATGAGTTCCTTGACGTACCGAACCCAGGCAAGCATGTTGAACGTGTACTTAAAGAGCAAATCGATCCTGTTACGACTATCGAGGATATTAAAAACGATGAGCAAGACGGTAATGCAGTCGAGGACTATGAACTTATCAAGCAAGGTCAAGAAGTCCAGCCAAGGGACGATGTCGATACTCGTCACATTAAAACACACAAAAAGCAACTACT